TCTACAGGCTTTGTCAGCCTTATTGACAATATTTATCAATGTGTACCAAGCGAGTGTGTAGTTCAAGGTGATGTTGGTATTGATACTGATGTAGTATCATCATCGAATGAAACAACTGAACAAAATGTTGGATTTTCAGATCCACCAAATAATGTTATTAGTGATATACCCCATCCTATGAAATATTTAAAAGTCGATTCGTCTCAAAATATTGATTTAGGCGACTTTTTGAAACGACCGGTCCAGATATATACTAAAACATGGGGTGTTGGTGATACTATAGATGCTGCTTCTGATACTTTCTTACCTTGGCATTTATATTTTAATAAAACATCGATAAAGAAGAAATTGGATAATTATTATATGGTAAGATGTAATTTACATTTGAAATTTGTGATCAATGCATCACCTTTCTTTTATGGTTGTGTATTGTGTTCTTATTTACCTATGGTTAATTTTAATCCTGCTCCTGTTGTTATATCCGCAACAACACGTAAGGAAAATATTCCGTTATCACAAAGGCCTCATATTTATCTTTATCCACAGAATTCACAAGGTGGAGAGATGGTATTACCTTTTCTTTATCATAAGAATTGGTTGAATGCCACTAGTTCACAAGATTTACAAGATATGGGACTTATGTTACTTAACAGTTTTAATCCATTGGCTAATGCGAATGGAGTAGTTTCTGATAATATAACAATAATGGTATATGCATGGGCAGAGGATATCGAAGTTGCTGGACCGACACCAAGTTTAGCGGTACAGGGATCTAGGGATGAATATAGTCATGATGGAGTTGTGTCGCGTCCTGCTTCAGCAATAGCACGCACTATGGGTAAATTAAAGGATGTTCCAATCATTGGTGAATTTGCAACGGCAACATCTTATGCTGCTGGTGCTATAGCGGACATAGCATCATTATTTGGATACACCGATGTACCTGTTATAGATGATGTACATGCTTTTTTACCAAAACCCTTTCCTAATTTGGCAGCTACAGATATTGGCACCCCAATTGAAAAATTGACATTAGATTCAAAAAATGAGCTATCCATAGATCCTAAAATATGCGGAGCTGATGTTGTTGATGAATTGACTATATCTTCTTTTGTTCAACGTGAGTCTTATTTATTCAATTCAACGTGGTCAGCAACTGATGCAACTGATACCAGTTTATTTTATTGTAAAGTATCTCCAAATTTGATGGATGATGAAGCAATTACTGGAGCTGAAGTTGTTTATGGAACTCCTATGTCGCATCTTGCTAGGTGTTTCAAATATTGGCGTGGTGATATAATTTTTCGTTTCAAGTTTATATGTACTAAGTATCATAGAGGCAGAGTACGCATCAATTGGTCTCCTTTTGGTGCCTTAGGTACGAGTGGTGATTATACTACAGAATCATATACACGCATTGTCGATATTACTGAGGATAATGATGTAGAATTTTGTATACCATATACACAACCAACGAGTTTTTTAGAATTTCCTCTAAATGTTGGGCCACAAATGGCTGCTTCTGGAACGAGTACTTCAGGATTGGGTCAATTTTTTAATGGTATCATAACTGTTCGTGTTTTGAATCAACAAACTAGTCCAGTGACCTCAGCAGATATACAGATGCTTACATTCGTGAGAGGTAGTGATAATCTTGAGTTTGCTGGTCCAGTTGATATCCCGTCGACGTGGAGTCCATATGTGGTTCAAGGTGATTATGATATTGATCAATCAAAGTATGAAATTGGTACTAAACCCTCGGTAGCTGATCCAAATACGAATCTGATATATATGGGAGAACATATTGTATCTTTACGATCATTAATGAGAAGAGCTTGTAGATATTTCAGAATGTCGGATGTAACAGCAGTTGCTGCGGATACTAGGAACGTTTATTATTCAGTTTTGGGAAGAGAACCTATTTATCCTGGGTATGATCCTAATGGTTTGCATCAAGCTATTGGTATTGTTAGTACAACACCTGAAAATTATAATTTTGCTGCATGGAATTATACAACTTGGTTTTCTACATGTTTTGTGGGTAATAGAGGATCATATCACTACATAGTTCATCCTTATACTCAAAGTGATGTCCTTGCTTTAGAAGTTGCTCGAAGTGATAAAATCCATACTAATGCTACAGATAATTTATTGAGAGCGTTTCCTGTATCCACAGGTACGAGTAATTATGAAAGAGATTTTACCCTTTCTACGGTTTACAGTATGGGTATGAGTGGTACAAATTTAGTTTCTCAGAAAAATTTAGCTGGAGTTACAGTATCTTTACCTATGTACAGTAGGTTTAAATTTTTGAGTAACAGTGTTACAACACGTACTGAAGGTACCACAACTGATGGTTCTGATGTTGATAGTTTCGCTACCACAGCCTCTTATGATTTTGTTAGTGGTGTTTCTACGGATCAATATTTCAATCAAGATATGTATGTTTCTTGTGGCACGGATTTTTCACTTGTTTTCTTTTTAAATGTGCCAGTGATGTATAATTACTCTGCTGTTCCAACAGCATCGTAATTATTGTAGTATAAATGGAGTAAACCTTTAAAAATCCTGATGTATCATTCAGATGATTCCCATATCAAAATGATACAATAGGTAAAAGACCCTATAAAGTCTTTTTTAAAACATGATGGTCGATGTCATGTCTTGCTTCTTTAAGCAAGTTTGAGCTTCAAGCTAGTCTGAACTGCTATTAATTTATTAATTGCTTCAAAGTTATTTTTTGTAACATTACCCAGACTCACGCTTGTGTGCTCTGGCTAGTGCGAAATTTTTGTAACTAGGAAGTTGACG